TTATTTGAATTAGAGTTTAATCCACCACAGAACTTTGCGGCTTATCGTCAAACTGAGTTAGATACAGCACGTGTTGCTACATTTACTTCAGTTGAACAATATCCATATATGTCAAAACGCTTTATGCTAGAACGCTTTTTGGGTCTTAGTGAAGAAGAAATCAATAAGAACGAGCGTATGTGGCGCGAGGAAAATGACAAAGAAATTAATGTTGATCCAGAAGGTAAAGATTTACGTAGTATTGGTATTAGTTCAGGAGATATTGAGACTGATTTGACCACCGGTGAAGAAGCAGTTGAGGGTGAAGATATGCAAATGAATCCAGAAATAGATGCTGCCGGTCAAGTACCTCAGCCAACTGAAGCAGGTGTAGGAACACCCGCCCCCGCTGGTAATGCAATGTAATTAGATAAATAATAATATGAAATTATTTGAAATGTTTGACAAAGCTCCAGATGGATATCAGGATATAAGTGCTGATAACTCTAAGCCTGAATGGCGTGAAAGCCGTAAAACAAAACTTACATTAAAGCAAATTCGAAAATTACGTAAGATGAATGATGTGAGAAATTATGAAAAAGTTAATTACTTAAAGAAAGTTCATCAACAGTATGGGCCTAAAGCAGAAGGTGCATCACCAACAATTTAACTGGTTTTCTAGTTATCTTAAGTAAAAACGCAAAAAAACAGCACTTATTGTGCTGTTTTGCCATATGCACACTAAATAATTCTACAAAGCCATTTACATTCAGGAGACAAACAATGGACAATAAAAAATTTGAAACACTTATTGATTTGATTATCAATGAGAACGAAGAACAAGCCCGTGCATTATTTCACGATATCGTAGTTGAGAAAAGCCGCGAAATCTATGAAAACTTGATGGACGATGAAATGGGAGAAGGCATAGGCGGTCAAGTAGGTGATCTACAAGACGAGATCGATGTTGAACAAACCGGTATGTCAGAGGGTGAAGATGACGACCTAGAGTTCGATTCAGAAGAAGATGAAGTTCTTGACATCGAAGATGGTGAAGATGACGAGTATGGTGACGAAATGGGCGGCGAAGAAGGTCTAGAAGACCGTGTTGTTGACCTAGAAGATAAGTTAGACCAACTAATGGCTGAATTCGAAGATATCATGGCAGGCGACAGTGACGAAACTGATGCTGAGTTTGATGACGAAGCAGAAGAAGCCGGCAAAGACTTTACAAAAGATTTAGAAGATGGCAATGATGAAGATCCTATGATGGAAGCTATCACATTGAAGAAAGTTTCTGTAACTCACGGTGACAACGGTGTTCAAAATAAGAGCACGGTAGACGCTAACAGCGGTCAAGCTGGAATGGATTCTAGACCAGTTAAGTTCAGTGGTGCTAGTGAAACAGTTCCAACAGGACCAAAAGGCCCAAGTAACTACGGTTCAAAGGGTGAAACATCTGTAAAAGATGCTAACAAGTGGAAGAATGCACCAGCACAAAATAACGCTGATTTAACTTCTGCACCTAAGCCAGTCACTAAAGACGAAGCAGGTAAAGTTCGTAGCCCAGTAGCAGAGTCACGTAAGACTCCTGCTAAAAGACGTATTTAAGGAATTTGAGAGCAATGGCTTTGTATCTTAAAGAGCATCTTTCATTCGACCGAGCCGGTATGGTGGTCGAGAGTGAAGGTGAAGGTAGTAAAAAATGCCTTTATATGAAAGGTATTTTCATTCAGGGCGGGGTAAAGAACGCAAATGAGCGTGTTTACCCCGTTTCCGAAATTGAAACTGCTGTTCAAACTCTAAACGAGCAGATTGCTACAGGTCATTCCGTATTAGGTGAAGTTGACCATCCAGATGATTTAAAGATTAATTTAGACCGTGTATCACATATGATTACATCTATGTGGATGGACGGTGCTAATGGCTTCGGCAAATTAAAGATTTTACCGACTCCAATGGGGCAACTAGTTGCTACAATGTTGGATTCGGGTGTGAAACTAGGCGTGTCTAGTCGTGGTAGCGGAAACGTGAATGACTATGATGGCAAAGTTAGTGACTTTGAAATAGTCACTGTGGATATTGTTGCTCAACCAAGCGCACCAAATGCGTATCCTAAAGCAATTTATGAAGGCATGATGAATATGAAGCATGGTCATAAGTTGTTGGATATTGCAAAAGACGCACAGGGTAACAAAAAAGTAGAGAAGTTTTTGAAAGAGGAAGTAATGCGCCTTATCAAAGACCTCAAAATCAAATAAAGGGGAAACAGCATGTTTGATGCTATCAAGCCATTACTTGAAAGTGGACTTATTAATGATGAAGTCGGTGCTCAGTTAAATGAAGCATGGGAATCAAAGTTGAATGAAGCTCGCCAACAAGTTCGTGCGGAACTTCACGAGGAGTTCGCACAACGTTATGAACATGACAGAATCGTGATGGTTGAAGCCCTTGACAAGATGGTTACAGACAGCTTATCAGAAGAAATTGAAGAATTTCGTTCTGAAAAGGCCGCAATGAACGAAGACCGCGTAAAAGCACAACAAAAACTACATGAATCAGCAACAAAATTCAATAACTTCATGGTTACTAAACTAGCCGAAGAAATTAAAGAATTGCGTAGCGACCGTATAGTTGCTAAAGAAAGTCAGCAAAAGCTAGAGCAATTCATTGTTCACGCTTTAGCCCGCGAAATTAAAGAATTCGCTACAGACAAACAAGCAGTTGTTGAAGCTAAGGTTAAGTTGGTTGCAGAAGGTCGTAAACAATTAGAAGCATTGAAGGCACGTTTTGTGACCGAATCTGCTAAGAAATTGTCTGCCGCTGTAGCTGGACAGTTAAAGGGTGAAATGAGCCAATTGAAAGAAGATATTAAAGTTGCTAAAGAAAATAACTTTGGTCGCCGTATCTTTGAAAGTTTCGCAAGTGAATTCTCTGTTACTCACCTAAGTGAGAAACAAGAAACACGTAAGCTAATGTCCGCATTAGCTCAAAAGGAAGCACAATTAGCCGAATCACAAAAAGAAATCGACAGTACTAAGAAATTAGTAGAGTCAAAAGAACGTGAAGTACGCATTATCAAAGAATCTAATCAACGTGAAAAATTGATGGGTGATTTGCTTGGATCTCTAAATGAGGAAAAAGCAACGACAATGCAAAGCTTACTAGAAGGTGTGCAAACAGGTAAACTGCAAGCTACTTTCGACAAGTATCTACCAGCAGTTTTGAATACTGGATCTGATAAAAAGGCTCAAAAAGCCTCACTAACAGAATCACGTATTTCAGAAGTAACTGGTGATAAATCTGCCAAACAAGAAGTTGAAGTCTATGATAACAATAATGTTATTGACCTCAAGCGTTTAGCAGGGCTATAAAAAAAGACATAGATTAGGAGAAATATAAATGTCAAAAGTTCTATTAGAAAGCCGTTGGGACGAGACCAAGGAAGCTCTGTTAGAAGGCTTAAAGGGCACTCGCCGCTCAACTATGGGTGTTATCTTAGAAAATACTAAGAAACAACTACTTGCTGAATCTACAGCAGGAACAACTACATCTGGTAACATCGCTACATTAAACCGTGTGATTCTTCCAGTTATCCGTCGTGTTATGCCAACTGTTATTGCTAACGAGTTGGTTGGCGTTCAGCCAATGACTGGCCCAGTGGGTCAGATCCATACACTACGTGTACGTTATGCACAAAATTTAGTGGACAACTCTGCTGCCGCAACTAGCGTTACTGCTGGTCAAGAAGCATTGAGCCCATTCACTATTGCTCAGGCATATTCACGTCAGCCATCTGACAACGCTACTGCAACTGGTTACACTGGTAACAACACTGCGGCTCTTGAAGGTAACGGCGGTCGTCAGATCAGCGTTCAAATCTTGCGTCAAGCTGTTGAAGCTAAGTCACGTAAATTGCAAGCACGTTGGACATTTGAAGCTGCCCAAGACGCTCAAAGCCAACATGGTATTGACGTTGAAGCAGAAATCATGGCCGCTCTAGCACAAGAAATTACTGCTGAGATTGACCAAGAGATTCTATTGTCTCTACGTACTTTAGCTACAACTGAGTACACATACAACCAAGCTACTGTATCTGGTACAGCTACTTACGTTGGTGACGAACACGCTGCCTTAGCTGTTCTTATCAACCGTGTTGCTAACTTGATCGCCCA